GTAAATATATTTGGATGTGATTCCCCACAAAATCCAAAAATGTGTTTTATTGTTTCCATTGTTTACTTATTTTTTAAAAAAACTTGTTGCTTTTTCTGTTGTACGCCCACCAAAATAAGCTAAAACAACTGCCATCATAACTTTTTCAAATGTATCATTCCAAGTTACACCGATATGAAATGGCACACTTTCAATACTATCTAAAATACCAGCTAAAGAAAAAACTACAATACACCACACCAATACTAATGGGCGTACATTTTTAGATAGCCATGAATCTGACATTGAATCAGCTTCCCACCTTGATGTAATTGATTCAATTTCTTTATTTTGTTGTTCGTAAATCATCTGTTGGAGCTTTATTTTATCATCATTAGAAATTTTTGATTTACCAATTTCAGATAATGCCTCTTGCGGTGAACTTACACCACTTAATACTTTGCCTAATGTTGGGTTTATCATTGATGCCGCACCAAATAATAATTTACCAACAGTAGTTTCTTTAAATTTTTTTTTATCACTCATAATATTAACTTAATGGATATATTGTAAAAATAGATATAATTAATAAAACTAAAATCATCATACAAACTTCAATTATTTTTTTCATTTTCATAAAATTTAAAATGCATAACAAACAATATTAAATATAAATTAAATTCAGTCCAGTCATTTAAATCATCTGCTGGATAGTAGCTAAACCCTAATAATGGGCCAGTAGTTAATTTTTCTACTATTGCAAATTCCCAATTCATTTAACTATTTGTAATATCTATATATTTAGTTTTACCCTTGTCTCTAACCGCTTTTAATATTCGGTTTCTATTAACTGAATCACTTACATAACTAACATGGACCCAGTCAGGATTTGTACTATCACCAAACTCCCATATCATGCTATCAAAGTTTAAATTTTCTTTTATATAATTAAACATTTCAGCATTTGTTTTGTGGCCATAGATATCATCAATATCCATTGCATATCCAAAACAATGTTGCGAGGTTTGTTTACCATTTTTTGATGCACCGCCAATAGCTTTATTAAGTGCCTCAGACCTATAAAAAGAATTAATCTTTATTGGACCACCAACCCATTTTCTAAGCGGCTCAAATATGTTTTCTGCAACCGCTTTCATATTAGATAAAATGTTGCCATCTGGCGTATTTGCTAGTCCTAATCTCATTGCTGTAATGCTTTTAGTAGCTTCTTTTTCAGAAATATGTTTACTAATCATAATTTATTTTTAGTTTGTTGTTGCCCTTCTAGATTTTGTGCCTTCTAGCATTATTTCATTAATTCTTTGCTGTATTTCATCTTTTGTAGCTGTAATTTTAAAACTTAAGTCAGCTTTCCATTGGCCTCTAGGTTTGCCATTTTTGTCAAGTAATATTATTACTGGCACAGATTTTATTTGTGCTTTTAAAGATGGCACCTGGTCCTCTAATAATGCATATTTAATTATACAATTTTTAACACCCTTTAAATCAAAATTGTTAGATTGATTCCATTTTGCATTAATATGCAATAATTTTAAATCTTGACCATTAACACAAACCGCAACCAATACAAATATCACACATAATATAAATTTTTTCATCTTTTTTTATAAACTTTATCTTCTAAATCTTTTATTGCTTCTTTATTTTCCTCAACATCCTCTTTGATGTTTTCTGTTAATTTATCAATTTGAACAATATTAGTTCTGATTAATTCATCTTTAAATTTAAACTCCATTTGTTGTACAAATTCATCACCAGAAAAATTATCAATTTTATTTTGTAAATCAGTTATATCGCCTTGTAATGTAAACCACATACTAGCTAGTGAAATTGTACCAGCAATAATAATTCCTATTGTTTTTAAATCTAGTTGTACGTTAGTATCCTCGCTAATTTTTGTTGCCATCTTGTTTTTTACTTTTTATTTTTTGTATTGTATAAATTATGGTTGCAATTAGCAAAATAATTCTTAATGTAACTTCAATGTTTGTCATTGATAATCCTAGGGCTAATGTGTTAAATGTATATATTTTCATGTCTTGTAATGCCATTTTTTTTAATTTGTTTGTTCAACTTTATTTGATAATTCTAATATTGCCCTAAAATATGTGTGGTCTGTTAAATCCTCTTGTAAATATGTTACGCCAGAATTTTGAACTGCATAACAATTAAAATTATTAGATGTTAAATCAAATGCACTTTGATTTTTACTTATAATCAAATTCATTATATCACTCATGATTGTATTAGCTTGTAAATCACCACCAGTTGTACTTTGAAATCTAGTAACAACCTCAATTCTAGTAATACATTCAACATTATATTTTGATTGGTTATCATCAATTGCATTTGTTGATAAACCATAAACTCTCACATAAGGGAATGATACATTATTAGGCACTCTGTTATAAAATGGCACATTTGCACCATTATAACTTATATTACCACCGCAAGTTGTAATTATTTTTTGTCTTATAAATTTTATAGGGTCTTTCATTATTTTGTTGCTTTTTTTAGCTCTTGTTCTAATTTTTGTAATAATTCATAAAAACCCTCCCTAACAGAATTAAAAAAATATGGTTGCGGCTTCATTGTAACCTCTCTTTTACCTTGGCCACTAAACATAGCTTTTATCATTGATGCACTTATACCTAGTTCCTCAGCATCATTAGTATTTATGGCACCACCAGTACCAAACTCAATATAAGGTGCATATTTTGCAGTCGCTTCAACATACGCTTGATTCTTTTGTGAACCAAAACTAATTGATTGCTTTAAATTACCAGTATCAACAGGAACTTTTTTTACAGCTTTTGATACTATGTTAGCGGCTGTATAACCTATTTGACTGCTTAGTTTTTGTTCGCTAATTTTTTTAAGTTTTTTTAACTTTTTATTTAGCAAAACTAAATCACTACTATTTATTTTAACACCAGCTTTTGCCATTATTCAATTTTAATTCCTATTATTTTTGTATAATTTTTATATTCACTTTCGTAAATATCATTTATTCTGTAATCCTCATCAACGCCATCAACTTGGAAAAACCACTCTTGACCACCAATATTAGCATCAATAAAATCTATTGTATCAGCTCGGCATATTAATTCAACCTCAGTCCTGGTTTGTCTTTGGCCATCTGTTGATGTTCTTAATCCTTTGACTTGTTTGTACTTAGCCCAAATATCAATATAATCAGTAACAGTATTGGTCCAACCGCCAAAATTATCAGATACATTAGTTAATTTTTTTATCTGTATTCTAGTATTTAGTTTACCTATATTCATTATAAAAACATTGCTTTATACGAATTTAAAATATCCCTTGTATCGGTTGGTATTAAATCAGATGCATTGTTTTCATCACCAGAATTAAAATCAACTCTATTTTCATAATATGTTGTGGCTAGTTGCAATATAGCTTGTTGTAATAAAGAATCATTAAGACCAGCAGTAATATATACAACAGTTACTTTTTTAGCATAACCATTATCCAGCTCAATAGTTTCTTTGTCTAAACCAACATTTGTATGTGTTAATGCAACACCATCAGCATGAATACTAGATATTGTTGCAACTGGCCCAAATGGTATTGTAAATGTGCCGCTGGTTTCATCTAAATAATAACTTCTATTTTTTGCAACAATATCCCTTGAAATATAATTCTCACACCATATCCTAGCTTGAGTTATTTGCCTTGCAATAATCGCATCATCAGCTGTTGTATCTATTTTTGCAAATAGTTTTAAATCAGCGGATGTAACAATTTCCGACCCAGTAGTTGAATTAATCTTTACTTGCCTCATTTTTGGTTTCTTTAGATTTTAATTTTAGTTCTTTAGTTTCTTTTTTTGGCTTAGCTTCTTTTTTAACAATAGCTTCACCCCATCCTTTAGAAATCCATTTACTTGAATTAAGTTCGTTAATTTCAATTATATCACCCTCATTGTAATTACGACCCTCTTTACTAATTGGTATTAAAAGTTTTATTTTCATGATATTAATTTTATGTAAAGATAAAAAAAAAGTGCCACTAGGTTTTTAATCTAATGGCACATCAAACTTATTTATGAAATCAATGCAAAGTTATTAAAATTTTCTTTATACTTTCCATTGATATTTATTTTCAAACAAGATTGGCCTAAGTTTGGAATTATAAAAAAACCATTATTACCCTCATCCCACAAAGCAAAGAAATCAACAAATTTTTTTTCATAAGATGGCAAACCAGTACGCCTTAATGTAATTTGAATACTGTTTTTATGCCTTCGCCTATCTTTGCCTAAATATTTGATTTGTATTTTAAACATAACACCATCCTTCTCAAGAATACAATCATAATAACTTGAACCTATAAGCGGAGTTGATACATTGTAACCATGTTGAATGGCAATTGCCGCAAAATGACATTCCGCAAAACAACCCTTTTGGTTATGGTTCATAAAAAAGAATATATAAAAAAAACCAGCTAAATTAATAACTGGCTTTTTAACATTCCAAGATTTCAAACAAAACAACAATTACAAAAATTTATCCTCGGAATGTACTATTTTATGAATATCGTTAGCTAATTTATATATCCTTATTTTTTTTATAGGCGGCAAATTATCCCATGTTTTACGTTCAATAGAACCTTGTATCATGTCATCAATATGTATCATTTTTTTACTGCTCATTTGTCAATATTGAAACACCAAAAACACATAGTATTGTGGCTGTTAAAAAGTCACTTGATAGTAACACTACCCTAACACTCAAAAAGAACATTATAAACGCTAAAAAGTGCTTTAAATTAGGTTTGCTCATTATCCTTAGTTATTTTAATTAAACCTTTTGAGTAGTTTTTAAATAAATTATTAAATACATCCCTTTCATTTTTTCTTTGCCTTTTAGCTTTATTTAAATTGTGTAAAAATTTATTTCTATTTGCCATGATTATTTTTTATCTATTAGATTTATTAATTTTCTTTGTACTTTTTTATTATTATAAGCTAATGAAACAACATCATTTTGCAAATCATTTACTAATGACTTTGCATTTTTTATTTTATTTTTATTAATTGCCTCAATTAAAAAATCTATTGTAACCCATATATTTGAGTAATATGATGAATCGCTTATTATATCTTGCCTAATATTTTCTAGTTGTTTTGCCATAATTATACATCTAACATTAAGAATAAACATATTGTGTAAACAACTACATGAATGGCAATTAACCACTTCCAGTTGTTAGGGTCTTGTTTTAAGAATTTTTTATACATATCAAACATTGTCTTTATTTTTAATTAGTGATTTAGATAATTCATGCAGTAATAATTGTCTATAACCTTTTGGCATTTCAAGTGCCTTGTCTTTTATTTTATTGTAGTATATTATTTTCATATTAAGCAATTACCTTATCCTCAAATTTAAAAATGCCATTATTATAAATATTCAATGCTTCTTTAATTGAATAACAAGCTGTTGTCATTAAACCAAAATCACCACCATTTTCAAAATGAAAACCATTGTTTGCTACTAAAACATATTTAGGTGGTTTTTCGCCATCAATAATACTGTCGGCTAATAAACCCCAGTTAGGTAAATTGTAATCTATTCTACAATAACCTTGTGCATCTAATTCTTTTTTTGAATTTACTTTTTTTAAATTTATTTTCATATCTAAGTTTTTAAAAGGGGGGTTTTACACCCCCATTGTTTTTATTTAATTGAATAATCTAAAGTTTTACTTTCTTGTTTGTTAAAATCAAATCTTTCTAGTAACCTACATATTTTAATATCTAGGTTAAATAAAACTTCCATTTGTTTGTTCAATTTGTCATAACCCTTAACAGTTCTAACATTCATTTGTTGGTATCTATTATATTTCATACCTAATTTAGTTATTGATAATTGGTATTCTAAATCTTGCTTGTTTATAAATCTTACAGTTTTATAAGATTTAATTTCTACTGTTTGTGTTGGGTTGATTTGTACTTTCATAATAATAATTTTTATTGTTTTGTTTTTAATTATACTCCAAAGATAAAAGAATTTTTTTAAATACAAAATATTTTTTGCATTTATTTTTAATTTATTTCACTTTACCCCATAAAAAAAGGGGTAATAAATACCCCTTTAATTAATATAATAGTTATTATTATGGCGTTTCTAGTGCCGCTTTTGCAGTACTGAATGTTCCATCTATAATACCATTTGGTAAATAAGTTGCTAGTGCAACTCTTTCCATTACTCTAACAGTAACAAAACCATCTCTTACGTTAGTTCCATCCTCTGTAAAGAACTCAACAGATACGTTATCTCTAACCCATAATTGAGCCGCTTGACCAAAGTTACCAACTAGGAATGTTCCTGGGTTAACTTCGTTATTTACAGCGATTGGCACACCTAAGAAATTAGGTTGTAACCCTTGATACACTTGGTCCTTAAGATAGTTATTAGTAGTATCTTTTAATAATAGGATTTTGTGAAAATCAGTTGGGTTAAGTAAAATATAATCAGCTTTGTAGTTAGCAATCTGTAATTGATTGATAGCCGCTACAAGTACATCAAATTCGTTTGCTGATTCAACTGAATGATAAAATTTACCATTAGCAGAAACATCAAAGTTTGTACCTGAGTTATAGAAACCATTTAAATTTGGAGCTGAACCATTACCACCTAAAATTTGGTCATCCTCAACTTCCATTAATTTAGCTGGTACCCTAGCTGATAAATAGCTAGAAATTTGTGGCGTATCGTGTAGCATCTCATCTGAGATTCTTAAATACGTTCCAATTTTTCTAACATTAGCATCAGTCGCAGTCATATCAAAGTCAGTTTGACCTAGTGTTGCTCCTTCTGCCGCCGCCGCCGCACCATTGCTATATCCACTTTCTTTTACATATCTAACAACATCACTATTAGTTGAACCAATAGGAATTATTTGTCTAATGTTTTGTGGAGTTGTAGGGTCAAATTTGTACCCTGGTATTCTTTGTGGTGGTATAACATCGCCACTAAAGTCAGCCGCAACAGTCATATCAGCTTTGATATCAAATGATGCCGCTCTGTTTGAGCCATTTCTCATTGCATCTAATGCACCCTCTTTGATAGCTTTTGTTAAGTTACCAGAAAATGATTTGTCCTCTTTTTGAGATGCTTCAAATCTTTTTTTACTAGATACTTCAATAGCATCCATTCTCTCAGTAAATTTTTGTGTTAGGTTTTTGATTTCGCCTTTTAATGCTTCATCCGCCTTACCAGTTGCTGAATCAACTGCTTGTCCATGTGCTTTTTCCAATTTAGCATCGATAATATCGCCTAATTGGTCAAGCTGGTTTTTTACATTTTCATCCATTTTAATAGAATTTTTTTAAAGTTTATTAATTAAGTATTTGTAAATATCAACCTCTTGTACCATTTTTTCAACTGGCTCAGTAGTTTCCTCAACTGGCTGAGTAGCGTTCATGAAATATGTTTTGAGTTTAAGTATTTCCGATTCTAAGGCATAACCCATATCATCTGATATATTGCCTTTTCTAAGTAGCTTACAAATGTTGTCATAACGCTTGTAAACTTTGTCAATATCAACCATGCCTTTGACATCTAATATTTTGGCCTGGTCATTTGCCGCTAATGTAACAGCACTAATTTCATATAGTTTGACTTCTTTTATCTCTCTATAATCGCCCTTGTTTTCTTTTATTATTGGCATAATACCAACAGAGTTTTCAGTAATAACACCAGCTTTCATCAATTCAATAACATCATTACCTAATTGAGTTTTTGGTATTTCAGCTGTAAAAACTAAACCTTTGTCATCCTCATATAATTCAGACATTTTACCGATAGGTTGCATCATATCATGTTGATATAAATATTTTACTCTATTGCCATTTTCTTGTATTGTCTTTTGATATGCACCCTTGCGGATTATATCCATGTCGCTATCCTTATTATCAAAATAAGAACCATAACCTTTGACAATATTGTTTTTTTCATCAAAGTCAATAATTTCATCGCCTATTGGAGCTGATTTATATATAAAATCCATAATTATATTTTTTACAAAATTACTAAATTAATTTAACTATATTAATTGACCACCAGCAAGGCCAAAACCAATATTATCTAACTGGTTAATTGTATTAGCATCTTTGACTGGTAAATATACAGCTGAGCATCTACAATTTATAACATTACGAGCCGAACCCTCACCTGGTCTTGCAATATATTCATTACCAACATTAAAATCCTCTTTTTGTGGCCGCTCTTGATTATTAGCTCTATTGTGCCAATCTCGCTCCCTACCATCTAAGGATGCGGACCATCTTTTGATTAAATCCCTACCAGCAAAAACACTTAATGCACTACGCTCAATTCCATAATTTGCCGCTCTTGTCGTTTCTGTTCTTACTACTCTTAGGGCTTGATACCTTGAATATTTTTTTAATTGTTTTTTTAATATCCTGGCTTTTGCATCAGCTCCAAGGGCCATAAATTCCTGGTCTTGAAATAACCTTTGTATAACTTTAATAGCTGTTTTTTTACCAGTATTAGCAACCCCAGATATTTCAAGTGCTGTATATTTTTGAGCATAAGCCATAAATGCCAATTCCCATTCAGTTAAATATTTTCTAAAATCAACGCCTTTGTTTATATACAAGTCAAATGTTTTAGCATACCATTTAGCAAAATGCATTGATGTATCTAAATAAAGCTCATCATATAATTTTCTTAAATCATTGTATTTAAATAAATCATTGTATCTAATATCATTATAAGTAATCATATTATCAACTGCTATGTTATATTGGCTTTGGTAAAAATCTCTAAATCTTTTAGCGTTACGCCTTTCAGTTATTTTTCTTTGTTTTTCATTTGCATTTTTCCATGCATCACCAAATTTTTTAGATAGCTTAAATGTTTTAGTATCTAATAAATTTTCATCTTTATTTTCATATTGAGAATAACAAAAAGCAATACGCTGGTCAGCATCAGGAAAATCATTTCTAGCTTCATCATCAATAACACATCTAGCAATAAATTGTCTTTGTGTTTCGCCTTGATTTGGTGTTGGCATTATTCTTTTATTTGATTTAATTTACGTTCACTATATGTTAACATACTTTGGCCACCCCATCCTAAAAATGCAACATAACCTTTATCACGCCATGGTGTATCTTTATATTTAGGATTTATTTTATTATAGCCACCGCCTTTGGTCCTAGATAAAAAACTAAATGTCCGCTTTAATGTTGACAATGAAAGTTTTTCCCTAGCAATTAATTGGTTCATTCTTGAAAGGCCAATTGATGTCATACCATCAACCTCATCACGCCCATGTTTGTCAATCCAATTTTTAACTCTTTTAGCATTATTAGTTGCACTTTGTGGATAATCAGAATAACCCTCGGCCTTATACTCATCATATTTTTCATTATCAACAGCATCCATGTACTCATCATGACTTTCAAAAGGCATAAAAACTGGTTCGCCATCGTATGTATGTTGATGGCTTCCTGAGCCGCCAAGTTCAATAGCTCTATCCTCAGCTTCTTGTTGAGTTGTATAAACATCAGTCATTCCGCTGACTAATGATTTAATATTTGTGTTAGTTATTAGATTTTTTTTTTTACTATCATCCTCATTGTCAACTTCAATATCATTTATTGGAGTTTCAACAACATCTGGCAAATCAATATCATCACCACTAGCTGGTATTAAATTAGCTGGTATGTAATAATCATTAAGTATAGGGTTTTGTTCATCATGGTCATAACTCATTGCCGCTCTTTTTTCATTTGGAGTTAACCACCATGCCTTAGACATTTGGTCCACAATTTTGTCAGTTTCCTCTTGTAATTCTGGTATAACACTAAAGTCATATTCAATACAAATATCATCACCATACATTGGAGCTAACCATCTATTTAACTCATCTTGAATTTTCATTAACTCAGGAATAACACAATTTTGATATAATGCCTTTTTAGCTTCCTTCATATTGTTATATGTTGAGCTTTCAGTATTATTTAATAATTGTACTGGCACATTGTAGATGTTACATAAATCTTTAATTGATGCATTATATTGCTCAATTAAACTCATGTCACTAGCATTTAAACCAAAGTTAACCCATGATAATTTTTTTGGAGTTATAATAATATCACCAGCTTTTTTACTACCTTGATGCTCCTTCCTAAATTTATCTTTTAATTGTTGAGCTTGTACCTCATTTAAATCACCCTCATCACTCATTAATAAACCCCTAGCTGTCTGGTTTTGTAAAAATTTAACTCCGCTTTCTGTCGCCTCATTGTTAGTAGTCATTGAACGTAAACCAGCTTTTAGAGGTGATTGACCATAAAGATGTGAACCAGTACCATCATAAAAAGGGTTAAAATCTTTTATATGGCACATTTGGTTAGCTGGTATATGGTATGTACCATTATACTCAATAGTATATGATTCTACTGGCTTCATTATACCCCCAGAATTTATTTCCATAATCTGTGATGGCATAATGTAAAGCTCAGTATATTTATTTATGTTTTCACCAGTTTCTGGTCCAATACCATAAATGTAGCGGTTACCAGTTAATTTACCAAAGGCAATCATTTCAGTAATCCAAGTTGCATAGGATTGAGCTGGATTTGGTCGCTCTAATAGTTTATGTAAATCAGTATGCTCAAGCTCAACAAGAGCGTGTTTTTTTAACATATTAGATTTAAGCATAACATTAGGGTCAGCAATACCACTACTCATTGCCTTATATCTTTTATAGCTATTGTCATTTACCTTACGATAAATGTGATAGGGTATTGTAGATGCCGCCTTAGTAATAATATTTACAATTGAATAAATAGTTGCATTTTTTCTGTAACCATCATTTATATAGGTTTCATCATTTTCACTATTCCAAACAATAGTATTGCCGAGCCAATTATAAATTGCTCGGTTATATTGTTCACTTGTATTTTGGGATTTACTGGTTATTATAGACCTTAACCTATCAAAGAATGTTGCCATTAATATAAAATTTTATGTAAAAATACAAAATAATAAATTCTTTTTTATACAACAAAGAAATCGTTACGATTCCGCCACCTTGAATAAACACAATATCTAATGCTATCAAGCAAATGGTCTTGTTGATTTGCTTTTGGTTTATTAATTATTGTGCCATCTTTTAGCTCATCATATATGTAACCGATTTGCTCTTTAAGAATGTTTGTTGATTCCTCACTAACATATATATCAAACTCTTTTAATAAGCTGATACCAGCATTAATTGAACCTTGACCTTTTACAGCACCTTTGGCCCAGATACTCATTTGTCTTAATTCCTCAATTGATTTTGGTTCGGCACTATCACAATACATTAGCATATTGTCTAATTTGCTATCCTTAATAAAATTTGCGATGTCTCTGTTAGTCATTCCTTTTTTATAAATTAGCTCATGTATGTATAAATTATTTTTATGTTTACCAACTTTTACAATTCCAAGATTGTCCTGGCTAAATCCAAAATCACATCCCAGCACCTCATCATCTAATTGTGGAAAATCTTTATAAGGAATATAATTCCAATTCTTAAATATTTGTTTTTCACTAAACTCAGCTCTTTGGCCCTCACCATATACACGCCAGTAATCTGGGTCACGCTCTTTAATCCTTTCAATTTCATCAACTAACTCTTTTGGTAAAAACTTATTATCCTTATATGTGCTTATAAATAATGCCGCATCATCACGCTCAGCTAAATCATATAAATAGTGTACTGGGTCTGATGGGTTAAAATCAATATAAATATTTTTTCTGGTCCGCATTACCAATTGCTGGTAATCCTCAAAAAATAATTCATTACCCTCATTAATCCATAATACATCCCTAGCTGAACCCCTTATTTTTTGTGCATCATCCGCACTAAACATTTCTAATGTATGGCCATTGTATTCAAAAGTGTTTTCTGTTTTATTATGCACTCCATGCCAGTAGATACCCAGCTGTTTGGATATATGTAAAAAATCCCTTAATACTGACCTTTTAAGAGCTGGTAATGTTTTACGAACTATTGATATTGTTAGTGGCTCTTTATGAGTAGTCATTAAGTATAAACAGTATTGCATTAGTGACCAAGATTTACCGCTTCTAGTACCGCCTTGAAATATGTTTAATCTTTTATCTGAGTTAACCGCCTGGTAAAATTGTTTATTGCAATACTCAGTTACTTTTTGTCTTTGGCTGGTGTCCATTCAATTAGTTTGCTTTCAATAGTGCTATCGTGCTGTATTTCTTGTCTCTCGATATACCCTCTTTTTTTCCCTTTTGTTTTTAATAAAAATATAGTTGCTGTTACATTGCCCTCTCGTATCTGTTCATGTAATTGGCTTTCCGCAAAATCTAATGTAACATTCTCAATGTCTTTTACCTTGGCCGCATAATCTGGGTCCTTCTTTAACCAATTGTAATGTGTTTGCCTATCAATGCCAACTTGTTTTACAGCTGTTGTAACAACTGATAAACTTTTTTCCAATGCTTTAAGCATTAATCTTTTTTTATGTGTCGAAACTTGTCTAATTGCCATTTAACAAAAATACATAAAAAAAAGGGAGTTGTGAAACCCCCTTTGATTACCTAATGCCAATAGAATTAACCTGGCTTTTTATATTAGGTTTTTATATTTCTCTAACCCTATGATATTCACATTTATTAAAATTAATAGAACCAAAATTATGACCCTTTTTAGAATATCTAACTCCATTATTTTTTGTATTTTTTAATGTATAAGTATCTTTTTTAGCACCATTTAACCACTCAGTAATAATTGTTTTACCATTTCTTTTAATATCAATTATTTGTGCTTTATAAGAATCACCATTAACTCCAGTAGATACTTTCATGCCAATTAATTTTTTTCTATCATTTTTATTAAGTGATAAATAATAGTTGTAAAAATCTTTGTCAGTAATGTATAAATTTTTCATTTGTTTGTTTTGTTTTAATTATTATAATCTAAATTTAATTGTTCTACTACATCCATTGGATTATCAAATAAAAAAGTAAAGTGCATTACTTCATCATCAAACATCATTTCTAATTTACCTTGTCTTTGTAATTTTTTAAGTTCTTTCTCTAGTTCAAATAATCCTATAAATTTAAGACCTTTTCTTATTGATGATTGATTTTTAGGCCCTACCCATTCGCAAACTCTTATTCCATTTTGGTCAACGAAAGTATATTCAAATTCTTGATTTAATTCTTGTAATAATTGTAAATAATTCATTTGTTTTGTTTTAGTATTAATATACAGCTAA